GAAGCACTCAGCCAGGTCACGGCCGATCTTGCTCGTATCATGCCGGTTACAGTTCAGGCTCAGGCTGAGAACTTTGGTGACAACCAGGCGGAGCCTTTCGGAAGCGAAAGTGAGACTGAAGAGGAACCCCAGGACGGAAACAAGACTGCAGCAATGACTCGTCAAGCTGCGGTTGATGGTAACCTGGTTGTCAATCCAGGTGCAGTTGCTTCACCAACCCCTGTAGCCCGGGGTGATGGTGCTCGCCTAGCAGTGCGTGCAGCACTCGGTAACACCAAGGGCGCAAGTTTTCATCGAGCTGTCACCGAAAGGCTGACAGGTCGATGAGAAACGAGAAATCAACTCAGAAAGGAGGTGATATGTTATGAGTACTCTCAATCCGTATGATCCTACGCTCAAGGCGTTTCAGTCGGACATCTTCCCAGTCGGTATTGACTTGCGTCGTTCGCAGATCAACACCAACATCGGGGTGTATGTCGCCGATCCGGGCAGCTCCTTCATCGCCGGCCAAGTGCTGGCTCAGGAAGCCAACCGGTGGTTCAACGTCTGTGACGGCCTGGGCTCAGCTCCGATCAACGTTCCATTCGGCTTCGCCAAGTGGAACAAGACGAACACGCTGATCTCGGACGTAACTGATGAGGCTCAAGTTCTCACGGGCACGGTTGTAAACAACCTGGCTCACTCGAACCTCTTCGGCTCTCCTGGACCAGGCTTTGTTCGTGTCTCCAACCAGCCAACTGGAACGACTGGTGCTACGACGTATGTTGAAGGGACCGACTATACCATCAACTACACCAACGGCACTATCGTTCGTATTGGCGCTGGAGCCATTCCGTCGGGTGCAACGGTTTACGTCACGTACCAGTGGTACATCCCAACTTCGGATTTGGACTTCCAGGGTCGCAACTTCTGGAACTTCCTCGACGAAGTTACGCAGGCGCAGGGACGCATCTCGATCATCACGAACTGGACACTTCTGTTCACGTGCGTGTACGATCCGGCGCAGACCTACACCATCGGGGAGCAACTGTACGTTGGCGATGCTGCTTCCGGCAAAGCTGGCATTCTGACCAACCAAGCTGGTGGTCGGCCTGCCTTCGCGAAGGTGTTTCAGCTACCGTCGGCTGATGACCCATTCATGGGCATCGTGTCGCCGGGGCATTCGTGATCCTCTAGGAGACAGAAATGGCACATCCCAACAATCCGTACGTTCGACGGACTGCGGGTGCGGCTCCTGCTCCTCAGGGTCGCATGCCTCAGCTCCCAACCTTCAACCCAGGTGCTCGTGGTCCGCAGGGTCGTCCAACCCCGAAGACTGCTGCACGGACAGCTCCCACCGCTCAAGCTCGCGCACGTGTTTCTCCTCAGGGAGAGCACCTTGCGGGTCATGAAGGGGAGTTCAATCCGGCAGGCTTCGGTGGATGGCGCTCCAGCGTCCAGGCTGCTCTTGGCTCCGGTAATCGCATGTTTGACTCCAAGGGTCAGATCAATGCGAACGACAACCGGGATGCCCTGACGCAGATCGCGCACCTTCTGCAGAACGTGACGAAGACCGCCGGCGCGCGGGAATTCTTCAAGACTGCAGAATCACAGATGGACAAGCAGGCCCGCATGGAAGTCCTTGCGGCAGCTATGCAGGACCCTACTGGCGAAGGCTTTGCCATCGTTGGTCAGGAACTGCTTCTGCCAATCAAGGACATCGTCGATTACGAGGGCTGGGCACGCAAGGTCTACCGAACCAGGCCACTGGCACAGGGCGAACTCTTCCGCATCGCGAAAGACGTCCGTGCTTCGGCTTGGGTCGTTGGACAAGACGGCCAGTCGCTCGAATCGCGCCTCTACGGCAAGTACATCCAACCGAGTGAGTTCAAGGTCACTTCGTTTCCCACCGTGGATATCGAAGAGATCTATCAGATGAACTACGATGTCCTGGATCGCGCCCAGGACACCGCTCGGCAGGAAATCGAGCTGAACGAGGATAAGCGTGGTCTTGCTCTTCTCGATCGTGCTGCTCAGACCGTGAACAGTGTTACACTGTTTGCAACCCTTGGAATCGCAGCGTTTGAAGACGTTCGCTTCCAGGTGGAGCAGCACCGCCTCATCGTTGAGAAGTTCCTCATCGCCCGTGCTGAACTGTCCGACATCGTCAAGACGATGTCTACGGCAGTCGACCCGGTCACCGAGCGGGAACTGATCCTCGCAGGCTACATCGGGAACGTCCTGAACGCGCAGATCATCACGACCGCAGGCACTGGTGTCGAGGAAGTCGTTATCGCAGGTTCGTTCTATGCGGTGACGGGTTCCGAGTACCTCGGCGAGATGGGAATCCGTATCGAGCTCTTCTCCGAGCCCTTCAACAAGTACGCGCAGGCGGAACTTGTCAAGGGTTGGGCTTTCGGTGAATTGATTGGTTTCGGTATTCCGAACGCCCGCAGCGTCGCGAAGGGCATGAAGTAGCCCATAGGGAAGGGGTCCAAGGCTCTAACCAGCTTTGGACCCCAATCCTACTTACTGCTTATCTT